GGAACTGGGTTTAATCCCATGATGTTGCAATAAGTCTTACCATCTCTATCTGTGTGAGTGAGATTCAAATAAGCCCATTTGCCTAGTAAATCTTTAAGGTTAAAGCCTTTAAGCTGTTCATCTGTTAAGCCTTTGCCAGCCCAGCTTTCTAAATCAGCACGAAGCCCTGATTGTTGATTAAGTGATAGCGTATAGCGTTTAGATTGAACCATTGGCTTGCCATCTTCCATAGCGTACCCATCGCCGTGCAATTCAAAAGTAAACATTACTTTGCGCTGCATCTTAACTGCGCCTTGCCAAGTAACCTTTTGAGTTCCTAAATCAAGGATGCGAACTAGGCTACCAAGAACCAATCCGCTTGGGGGTAATTTATAACTTGTATTTTGCTGAGTTTCTGCCACGATCATTTTCTCACTCCAAAAATAGTATTAAATTCATTAAAAATAGCATCTAAATGCGTTAAACAAACAGGCTTTGGATTAAATCCACAGGCATATTTAAGCGTTACTATTTGCTCTTTTAAAGGAAGCATCCCAGCTTCTAGCTCTTTAAATATCCATTCCAAATCTTGTTCAAGTTCAGCCATATCATTGCTCATTTATTTTCCTTTTACTCACCGAACCATTCGGTAATCAGACATTAACATACCTTAATTGGTTCTGCAAGCCCTTGCAACCACAAAGGTAAAAGATTATATTTGCTTAAATGGACAACAAAATAAACTTTACCGATAGCCAAATTATTGATCTTCTGGGCGGTTGCACAAAAGTAGCAAAGCTGTGTAACATCAGCGTTCCAGCGGTTTCAATGTGGCGTAAAAAAGGCATTCCTCATGCACAGTATGTATTTTTAGGCGCAAGCCTAGAAGTGGCTAGTCATGGATTAATTACTAGAAAAGACTTATTGCCTAGGTCTTGGCATATCGTTTTCCCTGAGTTGATACCTAAATACGAAAAATAGATATATACTCAGTTCCCTTAGATTGGCGGCTCTACCGACATCGTGGCGATCTAAGGTGATAGCGTTACCAGGGGGTTAGAGGATGAAATAGCGCAATACGAATGGTGAAGCCAGAGTTCGTTCCTCATAAGTCTGGCGGGTTATGCGAAACCGATTGGTAAAGCGTATGAAAGCAACCTAGGTAGGGCTAGGTTTGCTCTCCGAAAGGTAAAGATAAATTACTTAATAATAATTAATATAAGATATAACTATGAACTACTTTATTGCCGCAGTCCTTTTATATTATTTCAATGCTGGTACTGGCTGGTGGGTAGGATTTTTAAATTTAATATTTATGGAAATAGGTTTAATAGGTTATCGTTCATATAAAGAAGCAACTAAAGAACCAATTTATGAAGCAACATTGAAAGACATAATTAAGCTAGATGGAACGCCATATACTTATGAAGATTTGCAAAACATTTGGAATCATGGCTATCAAAACGGATACAACAACGCACATTTAACTAAACAATGAAAATTACAGTCAAAAAAGTAAAAGAAAATAAAGATGGTTCAGCCGATGTTGAAGTAACTTATGACAAAGCTGGATTACATTTTTTAATTCAAGAAGGAATGACATCAATGTTGGTGGAAGCAATTATGCAAGAAGCTACAGGGGAAAAATACAATGTTTCAGACATTTTGGGAACTTTACCCAAGAAAAGTATCAAGAAAAACAGCGGAAAAAGCGTTCAACCGACTTTCCCGATTAGAACAAGAAGAAGCCCTAAACGCCCTACCTAATCATATTAAATATTGGCAAATTAAAGATACGGATAAAGAGTTTATTCCTCATGCTAGTTCTTGGCTAAATCAAGCTAGGTATCAGGATGAAATAGATTTAGCACCTACTGTAGTTAAAAAACCACAAATTCCTTGGTATTCAAATGATGAAATGACATTAGCAAAGGGGCGTGAACTTGGAATTAACCCAAACCCAGGCGAAACAATGGGGCAATACCGATCCCGTATTCAAGCATCAATGCACAGTCAGGCAAATAATTCTGTATCGCAGAACATGGGGACTAGCTACCTTTCGCAAATATATAATAAAAACTAAGTTTAGCCAGCAAGTCTGGGATGATTATGCAGAGCAATATAAATTAGGTAATACAGGACAAAAAGGGGAATGGAAATGTCAGCCTGGCTCATTGTTTTAGTAGGATGTATATACATATTTATTTGTGCAGAACAAGCATTTAAAGGCGATTATGGTCTTGCCTGTATGTATGCTGGTTATGCTTTTGCAAACTATGGTGCTTACTTGATCGCGACAAAATGATTGTTCTTCCAATTAAAAATGAAGAAGTAGCTCCTTGGTTGCTTGAAAAACATTACGCAAAAAGAATACCGCAAATTATGTTTGCTTATGGCTTGTATGAAAACAATTTACTTGTAGGGGTAATTACCTATGGAATACCAGCTTCTCCATCATTATGTATGGGAATTTGCGGAAAAGAATATTCTGACAAAGTTTTAGAATTAAATAGAATTTGTTTGATGGATAATACTAAAAACCAAGCAAGTTTTTTGGTTGCACATTCTATTAAACAATTGCCTAAACCGACCATTGTTGTTTCTTATGCTGATATGGCACAAGGTCATGTTGGTTATGTATATCAAGCAACTAATTTTATTTATACAGGTCTTTCAGCAAACAGAGTAGATTGGACTGTAAAAGGATTAGAACATAAACATAGCAAAACTATAAGCGATGGGATGACTTTAAAAAGTATTAAAGAAAAATATGGCAATGATTTTTATTACACAGAAAGATCAAGAAAACACAGATATATTTATTTTCATGGAAATAAAACGGAAAAAAAAGAAATGAACAAATTATTAAAATATAAAATAGAAATTTATCCAAAAGGCGATAGTAAAAAATATAATTCAGGTGGAAATGTGCAAACGCAAACTTTACTATTTGGAGCTTAAATGAAAGAATATGATCCGAATGATGCGATTGAATTTATTTTTAAAAAAGCTCCAGAATATGCGAAAGCCAAAGGGCAACTTGCGGAGTTGGAAACCTTTAAATCAAGTCTTAAAGCGATCCAGATGGCGAAGTCGGGGGAAGTTTCCCTTGGTGCTCAAGAGAGAGAAGCCTATAGAAGTCCTGAATACCAAGAGTTATGTAAGGCTATAGGATTAGCCACAGAACAAGCAGAAGCATTAAGATGGCAATTAGAAGCCGCCAAAATGCGTTTTATGATGTATCAAACAGAATCAGCTAACAATCGACAAGTGGAGAAATTTTTAAAATGACCGATTATTCAGAAATATATTTATTAATTAAAGCTAAACTTGCGCTATATCATTCTTTAACTTTACAAGGTAATTTTGATAAAGCAACTAATGTTGCTATTGAGTTAGCTGATTTGTCCATTCAATTAGAAAACGCAACCATATCTCATGGCGACTAAAAGTGAAAAGATCGCACTTAACCAGATTGCAGAACTCGGATGTATTCTCTGTTCCGAAGTCCTTGGGATTGAAGGCACTCCGTCAGAACTCCATCATGTGCGAAGGTTTGGAGCTAAACGGATTACATCCCCAATCTTGCCTTTATGCCCAGAACACCATAGGCTTGGCAATGATTCCCTTCATCACTTGGGTGTCTGCGGTTTTGAACGAAAATGGCAAATATCCTGTTCGCAGTTGTTGGAGCAAGTCAGTAAAAGACTTGGAAAAGAAGATAAGTGAATGAAGAACCTAAAAGCCTAAGACAGATTGCAGAAGAATTAGGCATCAGTCATCAAGCGGTATCTGAAATTATTGAAAGAGCTATGCGTAAGATACGCCAAGAGCTATTTAAGCGTGGAATTGATATGGATGATCTTTTAGGTGAATGATTTGTTACTTTACTTTGGAATTGTAGCAATGTTGCTACCTTTTATTGCTATATGGATAGCTTTATAACTCTAGATGATCTAGCCCTAAAGAATTGCCTACTAACTTACAGCGGCGGCGAAATTCAATCCCATGATGCAACCATTTATCACCCTTTTGTCTATGAAAAGAACAATGCACCATTTCATGTGCCAGGGTAGATAACATAGTCATGTAGAACGCACATCTAGCAGATGAAATAGTAATGATATGTTCAAAATCACCGCCAGTATCTAGCTGGTATGTTCCTAAAGCATCTACATCATAAATAATTTGAAAGTCCACTTCTTCTGGCAATGGCATCGACCATTTAGTGAATGGGTAGGCGCAACTTAAGCTCGCATAAGCATGACGCACAATTTCTGGATTTAATTTCATGATAAATGTTTAAGATTAGCGTGTGGTATGCAAGCTCTGGTATCAGTTGAGTACGCACCACAAGACTTGCATTGATACCTTTGATATGCCCCAGTAGTTGTATATCTAAATCCTTTACTTATTATGGATTGTTTGCCACAAGTAGGACAACAAAAGCCACCCCTATCTTTTTTCATTATATTTAAGTTAATTGGTTGTTTAACCCAAGGCAATAGCTTGTTATATAGCTTCTCAAGTAATATTACATCTTGTATGTTGTAACTTTCCATTGTTGCCCAGGCTTTATTATCGCCATTCATACATTTAATCCAAAGCGTATGTCCTTCATGATCTTTTTTCTTGCCTAAACCTAATCGTTGAGCCACATAATCTAGTTTATTGCTGGGAAATCTAAATTGGCTTTTAACCACTCTAAGTAAATCTACTTGTTTAATTGGCGGCGGCGGTGGCAGTTTGTGTATTAAAAATTCTTTATTGAGGGTTGGCATATCAAACTTAGTGCCGTTATAGTGAACTACTGCATCTGCTTCTTCTAATAACCCATGTATGCCTTCTAACATAGATTGAGATGTGCTTTTTTGAACAGAATCAAAGTATATTTGCTTTTCACCTAACCATTTAGCTGAATAGCACATCGTATAAGATGATTCTAATAGCTGATTTAAAGATACATTTTGTTGCCACAAACCCCAAACATGAGCAGTATTAGGTGATGTTTCAATATCTAGTAGTAGAATCTTCACAATGTTCCCTATAATCAAGAAGTTATCAGATACTAACCTATAAATATGGCATACGCAAAAAGAGTTGATTCTAACCAATCAGAAATCGTCAGAGCCTTTAAAAATATGGGTTGCTCAGTATTTGATAGCAGTCGCATGGCTGGCGGTTTTCCTGATTTAGTTATAGGAATTAATAAAATCACTTGTTTAGTTGAGATCAAGTCATCTGCCGTTGCTCGTTACACTCCAGCCCAAGAAGCGTTTATGCTTAACTGGCATGGCTCAACAGTTGCTAGAATTGATAGCGTTGATGCGGCAATACGCCTAGTTAATATATTGAAAAAAGGTTAAAATACATTATGCCTATTGTAAAGAAAACTGATGGATGGTACTGGGGAAGCAAAGGACCATTCTCAACTAAGACTAAAGCCTTACAAGTAGGGCAAGCCGCCCATGCAAGCGGATTTAAGGAATCAGAAATGGAAAATATTATTGGTGAGTTTGTAGGAACATTGATGCACTCTGGCACTATTGTTCACTTTATGCACTTACAGACCAAATCCTATTCTGTTCATAAAGCACTTCAAAAATACTATGAGAATATTGTAGATTTGGCAGATACCATAGCAGAAGCATGGCAAGGCTGTACGGGGCAGATTATTGATAATTATC